CCCCATCCAGATCTTCCATGGGCAGCGACTTCAGCGCCACCAATGTCCAGCGTTTCACGCGACCAACCCATAGGGTTAGACCGACGCGAAGGTGATGGCGCCGGCACTCTCCAGCGTCAGATCATAGGTTGCGGAACCGTTGTATTCGCCGGCGTAGCTCAGAGCTGTGACCTCGAACGCACCAGTGAAAGTCCCAAAATCAGGGACAATCGCCTGATAATTTGTGAACGCATCACTGAAGAAGTCCGCGCGAACCGTCTCCTCTGCCGCACTGTCCGTGAAAATCCCTGACCCGCTGAACGAGGCTGACTTCACCCCCGCTCCCTCCAGAAGCTCACGCCATTGGTCCGTCGAGTCTTTGTTAGTGACGTCGACGGTCTCTTTGTTCAACTGCATCGTGTTAGTCCGCATGCCGCCGACCGTCGTGAAAGCCTCTGTCGGCGTGCCGCCATCGCCGACCTTCAGCAGTAGTTCCTTACCCTTTTGAGTAGCCATTGGCCTAGCCTCCTTCCAGTGTCGACGGGTCCGCCGCCGTTGCGTGATACCTGACCCGATAGGTCAGCTCGATGGACCCGATTGGCTTATCGCCACGGGCCATGTCGACCTCTGTCGACGTCAATTCGATATCCCAGGCCAAACCGCCCAAAGTAACATCCGCCTCCAGGGCCCCCTCGACCTCCAGGGCGATCTGATCTAGCTGATCGTCGAAATCCGTCCCGTCTGCGCGCCCCTCGACGACCAGGTCTAGGTCGCGCTGATAAGATTTTTCGCCTACCGAATCTGGAACCGATATTTCAGCCGACTCCCGGCGCGTGTAGATACGTAGCGCCGGCAGGACGCCCTTTTCCGTCGGCCAAACACTCGAACCGGTACAGCGCGCCCCTGTCGTCGTCAGCCCGGTCAGGGCCGTGACGACTTGGTCGCGGATTTGCTTGCGTAGATGGTCCGTAGCAGCCAAGGATCAGACCTCATCCGACAAGCGCAGGCGAACCATCCCCTCACCGTCCGGCTCTATACCGCGGACGGTCCAGGTGACGCTGGAGATTGTAAGGGTCGATTCATGCGCAACAGATGGCACATCGGAGGCACGGCAGACAAAGACCGGGTCAACGCTCTCCGCCGCAGCAGAACCGCCGCCCAGATCGACCGGCTCAAACCCGTCGAGAAAAATCCCCTCAACCGTCACCGTTCCAAAGGTCGCCTGAACGCCGAACTCATCCGAGTCCAGAAACGCCAGCCGATCCGCCTCCGACTCCACAGGCATTGCGGCTAGCCCAGCGGATCCGGGTCGGAACCTTCGCTCCCGTCCTCATCGGAAGACGTTTCCACATTTTCGTCACTGTCCGAGGAAGCATCTTCGCCGGCATCTTCATCAACCTTGGCTGCCTCATCGTCGGATTTGGAACCGACAAGTCTCAGCACATTTGCAAGCGACTTCGGAACATCGCTGTCGATGGAGAATGTCTCGCCATGCTTGAACTGTGTCGCGCGGGCGAGGCGATACTTTCCGCGACCCTTTACGTCTACCAGGACCGACTTGCGGCGCGCGACTTGGGACTTATCCAGACCGGAAAGGATTGTGTCCGCTGGGATTGTGACACCCATCGGCGCCACGACTTCAACCTTGTTCATTTGATCTCTCCTGAACGATTAGGAACTCAAGGCAAGGACTAGGCGGGGAAACAAAATCCGCCGCCCAGTCGCTGGTCACCCAATTAGATCGCGCGAACCAAACAGGCACCTTGCCACAGGCCATACCCGACATTTCGCCAGGCATCGACGCCGTACTCGTGCTTGTCTTCCTTGAATTCCAATTCCGACCCTTCCGCGATTGCCTTAACCTGGACTTCCGTCTCCTGTTGACGGATCAGCGGTCGCACATTGCCGTCAGCACGGAAAATCGCGAACTTATCGGTCCAGGTCAGGCGCGGATTGACTGCCAACGAGAGATTGATGCCCTCCATATTGACCAGCGTATTCGTATCGCCGGAATCGACCACCGGATTACGAATAGCCGCCATCGCAGTATCCATATACCCCGTCGGCACCATGACGGTGAAGTCCATGGCGTTTTCGTTCAAGGGCTCGCCCTGATCGTCCTTGAAGCCGTACATCTGCTTGATCCCTCTCAAGATCATCAGCTGCATCTCCGCAACGGACGGCGCGGTCGCGCTACCGTTGTTCGATACGGGAAGAGTGGAGATATCGACCTCAATGTCGTTCGACTGAGTCCCGCTGTCGCCCTCGGTATGGTCCGTATCGAAAAAGAACTGACCATCGTAACACACACCGGTTTCGCCACCCTCAATCAGGGTTGAAAGCAGTTTTGCCCAGTGCGCGTTTGTCCGATCGGCCATCTCATTTACCCGAACCATGATCTGGCCGGTTTTGTCTCGCCGAAGCTCCGGAACCAGAACCTCCATCGTCGCTTCGAAGTGGAGGTTTTCAATGCTGATACCGTTTTCACGGAACCCTTTGGAGTGACGACCGCCAACCCATTCACGCATAACTGGGGATTGCCCCAGCCATTTGTAGGTTTCCGATTCCTGATCGGACGTGAAAAGGTTCGAAACCCGTTCGACCCAGCGGGCCCCCGGATTCTGTTCCAAGCGCGCGTAATACGAACCGATAATCGCGCGGCTGCTAAGTCCTTGAGCGCCCATTTCTGCGCCTCCTTTGATGAAAGATTGGAATAGATGGGATCCAGCGCTCCCGCGCGGGATCAGATATTAAACGGACGCCAAGACCGCGGCGACGTCGAACTCCACGATGCCCATGCCGCTTTCGACATACCGGCTCACAAAACCGATATGGCTGTTGCTCGTGGGCGTCAGCGTGAACGTGTTATCGTCCGATGCGTACACCTTCGGACGGTCGTTAGCTGTGATCGCGAGAGAACCGATACTCAGCTTCACGCGACCGCGCGTCCGGACCGTTACGGTTTTCGCGCCGGCGACACCGTCGGAATTGTCGACTTGCGACTGCGCGAAACCAAGGAATTGATCACCCGCCTGAAGGGGGCGCGCATACCCGCTGGCGTTTTCGCCAACAGCCGCACCCTCATAGATAATATCCGACGCGACGACCGGGTAATCCTCAAGATCCCCAAGCTGGAAGTCGCGCGGCGTGTCTTCGGTCAATGTGGCCATGATAAGACCCTCCTAAATTTGATTTTGTGGTGAGGCAAACTTTGTGGAGGTGGTTAGGCGCTCTTTTTGAGAACCCGAACCTGACCGCCTCGATTTGCCTTTTGATACGCCGTAAAGGCTTCAAAGCTTCCGAACTCGGTACGGATACTCTGATCCGACTCCCAGATGGCGCGATCGTCCTGTTCCGACGCAGCCGCATCGGACGCCTTTGGCTTATCCGAGATGATCTCGAAGCCATCCGGCGTGGTAGTCTGCGACGGCGCCTCCGGACCCGGATCGTCATTCTTAAGACCATCCAGCGCCGCATCGCGCTTCGTCTTCTCAGCGGCAAGCAGTTTGCGGGCGGCATCATCCGCACTTGTCCCATCGGCCTTCATTTCGGCGACAAGTGCCTCATGACCCGGGATTGCGACCTCATCAATCGCGGCAACTCGCTGCCGCTCTGAGGAGACCGCGCCGTCCGCTGCTTCTTTTACCGCGGCATCTCGGTCCGCAACGCTCACCATTCCGTCCATGGCCGTTGCCGCGGCTTCTTCCGAGATCGCGGCGACGAGGTCCGGACGTTCGGTGCGAAGCGTTGCAACCGTAACGTCTTTCAGATTGCTCATTGAACTATCCTCGTTCTGCCGCGCGCCGGCCGCGGCGTGTCCATTTTCGATACTGCGGGGACCCGGCTGAATCCCCGCAGTTACTCCAGTTGACGCCCCAGCAAGACGAGCCAGAACGGTTTCCAGTGAACCAATTTCATCGATCATTCCGCGCGCAAGCGCCTCAGCACCGGCAAAGACACCGCCCTGCCCAAAATCCGACCGAACGGTTTCAACGCTGACGCCGCGACCGGACGCAACATCGGCATGAAACACCGCCTCGATCTCATCCAACTCACGGACGATTTCCGCGCGCCCCTCATCCGTTGACGGGTCGGGGCGCTTATTGCCGGCATTACTGCTGACAATCTCATATTGCCTATATCCTTGAGCGTCTGGTTTCTCTTGGCTTTCAGCCAGAACGACGACGCCTATTGAACCGATCAAACCGTCTTCAGCGGAAACAATCCGGTCCGTGGCGGACGCGATCCAATACATCGCCGAACAGCAAAGCCCGGATACATATGTCCAAACCGGCTTTTCGCTTTCGCGGGATGCTATAGCCCGTGCGAACTCGCCAGGGCCGCCAACGACGCCACCGGGGCTGTTCGCAGCAAGTATGATAGACCTGACGCCATCGTCATCGAGGGCCGCTTGATAGTCCGCAGCGACCATATCGAGGCTGGTTGCACCGCTCATCTGGGTCATCATGTTTGCCTTCGGAAACAACGGCCCATCCAAACCGATGACGGCGACACCATCCCGGACAAAAGCGCCGCCCGAATATCCAAACGGCTGGCCGCCGCGAAGATTAAGCGACTGTGGAGCATCACTTCCGATCACAAAGCGGGGGCGGCCCAACTCACTGGCTATGCGATGCACTTCCGAATGATCGCGCTCCGCGATTGCCGCTAGGAGAGGCAGATGGTCAGCCTTGATCGCCCAGCGCTGAGACGCCAGGGCGTTACGAACCAGATGTTTCATGGATCAATCCTCTTTGTCGGATCCGGCGGGCGCGGCCGTATCAGGCACCCCAACATCCGTGGCACCACTTGATGTCATGCCCGCATCTGCAGCCATATTGATTTCATTGCGTCGCGTTGCGACGTTGCGATCCCAATCGCCGCCGGTCATTTCGGAGGTAATTTGACCGGCTGTTTTCCAGCCGCGATCTTGGGCAATCTCTTCAGCCTTGTTCTCCTGGAGCGGATTAAGGCTGGGCTGACCCGGGCCGTTCCACCGTGACAGGCAATAGGCACGGCGAATACGCGGGTCTTCAAGAAAGCCCGGCGCATCCAATCGACCACGAACGACCGCCTCGTAAAGAAGTGCCTCATAAAAGGGCTGGCAGAATCTCTGAGCGAACCAGGCGCGACGTTTACGAAAGTATTTCCATGCCTCAATAATCGCCGCGCGACTTGCCGAATAACTGGCCTGGAAGTGCTTTATCAGGATTTCGAACGGCAGTTCCAGCGCGACCCCGATCTGCCGCAATACGGCCATCACAAACGGATCAAATGCCGTGTTGGGGCGTCCTGGGTTTGCTACCTCAATATCTTCTCCAGGGTGAAGGTCTATCACCATGCCGGACGCGAGTTTGATATCCTTGTCCGACGCCTTTGCGCCGGTTTCCTGGGAGGCACCATCGCCGACCGGGTCAAGGCCCGTCCCTCGCTCCGTTTTCGTGAAGACTGTAAAAAATGACGACACGACCGCCGCATCGATCTCCGCATCCGTGTACCGGTCGAGCTGCTTCAACGTCTCCACGACAGGCGCCAAGTACGGCACGCCGCGGGACTGACCTGGGCGCAAGCGGGTATAGATGTGGTGCATTACGCGGCGACCTGATCGACCATAGAACGGATATCGTTGCCATTCCCCGGCCGCGGACGTCAGGTCGCCTGGGTGGGTTTTTAGCAACCATCCCGCAACAGGCGCGCCGTCATCGTCAATTTCGATACCGCCGCTGATCCGGTTGCCGTTCTCTCCCTTGTCGGTGCGACGCGCACCATCAGATATAAATCGCGGCTGCTGGCATCGGTCCGCCTCGATCAATTGGCACGCCAAACCGAAGGGCGCCATTGGATGCTGCTTAAAGCGCTGATACGCGAATATGTCGCCGCTTTCCAGAACGCCGCGCAGGGCCGTCTCCTGCATCTCGTAAAACGTCTGGACGCGTGTGATATCCGCATCTGTCGAGGCTGCCCATGTATCGAATTCTCGTTGCGCCGCGCGCTCCCACGCGCCGGCCTCTTCTTCATCAAGCCCCAGAAACTCGTGATCGATCGTCGATTGGACGCGCAGCCCGGCGCCGATGACATTCGTCACATTGGTATTGATAGTTCCGGCGGCCAACGGTGAATTTCTACCCAAATCGCGCGAGCGAGCGCGGATGAATTCCAAGTCCGGGAGAACATCGCTGTCGGCGCTACCACCGCCAGGCGTCCATTCCTTGGTCTGCCGACGATGGCGGCGGCCAGCCTTATAACCACCGGTAAGTACCTGCATTTGGTACCGTGCGACCAAGCGCCTTTGCGCCGCGACAGGGCTGAAATACCCAATCACCGCATCAAGCGCTGTCTGCTTTACTTCAATCCGCGACATCAGTCAGTCACCGTCGTGACATAGCGTATTCGGCGACCGGATCCGGCGCCAAGCTGAGCAACCAAATCATTCCAATACTTGATCCCCTCCCGGATTTCCGAAAGATCCGCGCGCGTCATGCTGCGTCCTTCGATAGAGTAGGACTGATTGTTCAGTACCTTCTCTTCAGCTGTCATATACGCATCCAGTCGAGCCTCGGCTTGGCCCAATGTGATTCCCGCCATGTCAGTGAATTCCTCTGGATCTAATACGGCGACCGCGCCTTTGAGAAGGGGGCACTTGCAATTGTGTTCCCGCATGGATAACCAGCGGATTTTTATCGTGCGGGGCTGCCCAAGCAGGTGGCGCATCCCAGTTGATCCGCTCCCCACCCAGCGCCAAAACCGCAACATCGGCCATAATCATGCAATCAAGCGTTTCGTTACGCTGCCTGATCTTCTTCCAGGTCCCGTCTGGGTTCCTACTTTCCGCTGTCAGTTCCTCGAAAAACGGGGAACTGCCATCCAGCTCGCAAAACGCCGTTGTCAGATGGACATACAACGGGCCGGGATCCTCACGACCCAACTGAGCGGCCAAACCATCTTTCATGAGGTTTGTATTGAATATCCAGACCGGTATCTCACCGCGCGCCTCCGCGTGACGATCCTTACGGTCGCTACTATCCGGCAACGTCTTCCGGCAGCGCGGCGTTCGCGGTGTTGCTTCCCCTTTTGTCAGGATCAGCTTTCGATGCAGGCCCTTTGCTCTGGCTTGCCGATAAAATCGATACGCGTTTTGCGTTGTGCCCGGCGCGCCAGCGCTATCAATCGCAACGGCTGCAATCCGCATTTCATGCCCATCCAGCTCTTCAACCGGGTAAGCCAGATCAAAGACGCGATCGAACAAAACCTCCCAGTCTTCGATGTATTCCGGCGGCGACATCGGGCGGGTTGGGTTTGCCGCCTCGAAAAGCGGAAACCTGTCTATAACCCAGCTTTCGAGCCCAACGCCGTAGCCTCGAACAAGACATTCGAAGCGGTTTCCCTGCACATCGACGGTAGGAACCAAAAATCGGACATCGCTAGGCACAACAGCGCGCGGAAACGTATCAGCGCGCGCGATAAGGGCCTCGGCATCGACCGAAACACCGGCCTCCGCCGCCTTTGGCAAGTAAGGCAACCCTAACGCCGTGTTTACGACGGTTTTCAGGGTCGTCTCATCTCCAGTGCGCTCGTAAATCGCATCGGCCGAAAGTTTAGCCCGAACCAGGTCCGCCCAACTCTGCATCGGCGCGGAGACCCCCTTAAGCCAATAGGACGCAAACTCAGCTAGTCGCGGTTCGCCGTCCAGAACGCCGTCTCTCCCGACAATACACCCTTCTGGAACCCAAACACCCCGCTCGCGCATTTCACGGCGCAGAGATGGCTGGATGACACAGCCATTTGCCGGACAGACCATAACCGCTTGTTCCGCAGCTGCCGCAGGCGGCGCATCGCGCGGCCAATGAAGATGGTCGAACTCGCCTTCAAAATACTCACCGCATTCCGGGCAAGGCCAAAAGCGGCGACGACGATCTCCGACTTCGTTGTATAGCGCCAAAATACCGTCACAGGGTGGCGCCTCATGCGATCCCTCGTATGAAGGCTTCCAGCCCGGCACGCGAATCGGGAACCCGGGACTGCTTTCCGCGACCAGATAACCACGGCTGCCGAACGTCTTGATCCGCGCGAGACTCAGAGCGAAAGGCGACCCCTCTCCCTCCACATCCTGTGGCATTCGATCGTAGTCCGTTAGCAACATTCGCGGGATGGGTTTGGAACTCAGTTGCGAAACGGTTGGCCAGCCTAGCGACAAGGACATGCCGCGATAGGCTTTGGTGTAAACCGCTTGACCAGCTCGACCGGGAATTAATCGGCGATGCATTTCCCGACAAACCCGATTCATTCGATCCACGCGACGGGAACTGAAGTCTTTCGCCTGCGCTTCCGACATCTGAACAACCATCGCATCCGCCGGATCGACAACGGCGCTATGCAAGATCGGGTTTAAGATCAGCGCGTCCGTTTTGGTGCTTTGCGCAGACCCCACAAAAATGACGCCCCTCAAGCGTCGATTTGTAATCATATCCATGGGTTCGACCATTTCGGGAACCCGCTCGTTTTCCCAGGGACCGGAATAACCGCCACCTGGGTTGTGCAGAACTCTATACCGTGCTGCCGCCTCACTCACCGTCACGCGGGCGGGCGGACGCAGAAGATCAAGAGCCGACAGAACATCCGAAACCGGCGACTGAAAAGCCGGCAGCGGCGTCAATTCAGGCGGCATCGCTTAAGCCAACCCCGTTTTGCTGATCCGGAAACCGTTCAAGATACCGACGAAGCTCTTCGACTATCATCCCCTGGAATCGCGTGATGGCTTGTTCGACATCATCGACCGCATCCGCCGGCAGCCCACACTCGCGCTCCAAGTGATCCGGTAGCGACTGCAGAGAGTCACTCAACGTCTTAAAGACACCTTCCATGACCGCACGAACCTCATCAGCGCGCCGCAGCGAACCGCGTTCTTGCTCGACGCGGTTTCTCTTAATCTCTGCATCGAAATATTCCTGAGCAACGCGATAGTTCCCGCCGAACTCTTCCCGACCCGAACCGCCATCTAGATCCAGCGACGCCTGCAAATTGGCTATCGCGCTTTGACGTTCCGCCTCCTTTTCGGCCGCAAGGTCCTTTTGCCCGTACCACCACCGCAAACATTCGCCAGCGTCGTACTCGTAAGACTGGCCTTTGTCGCCGATCGTTTTGGCGGGCATGCCATCAGAACGGTAGCGATCGATCGTCGGCAAACTGACGCCAAAGATATCCGATAGTTCCTGCCGATTGACGATAAGACCGTCATATTTCGCAGGATCGACCCGATCAGACATCGCCTTGCCTCAAAGTTCCTTTCTCAGCGGATAATCAAAACCAAAAGAAATCTAAATTCCCAGAACACCCCAAAATTACGTTTTCACCGCGAGGCGAAATTACTCGCGGGCATTCGGCGGCGAGAAGGACCCGCTGCGATCCTCAGCTAAACGAGCGAGGGTTATGTGTGGAGGTGTCTCGAAACGAGAAGCGCCCCGCCGAGTTTCGGCGAGGCGCATGTGTTCACAGTCCGAACGTTATAAAGTTTTTCATGTTACAGGTCAAGGGCCCTACCGATCCGGTCGCCAAGGGACAGTACTGTAAGAGGGGACAATCGTTTCCCATTGCGCGACCGGCGGGAATTCAGGCACCTCGCCGACCAACCCCAACCCCCATAGCTGCTGAACTTCATCGACCCGGCACAGGGCCGATGCCCAATCACGGCACGCCGCACGCTGCGCCTTCACCGCATCAGCGGATGGCCCCTCGCTTCTGACGTCACTGGCGACAGGGTCGGCCGGCACCCAATGCAAGCGACCCGCCTTTCGAACCTGTTTCCACGCCTTGTTGCGGAGATAGCGCACCCTAACCTTACCGCCCTCG